GGGTCGATGTCGGCGCGCGTCGCGACAGGCGCTGGCATTCGGTCTCCCTTGGTGGTGACGGTCACGGTGCCCGCCTTGGTGGTGCCGGTCGTCAGAAACGACTGGAGGTCCTCGAGGTCGCTGATGGCGGGGGCGCAGACGCCGAGCAGGGCGACGGCGGTCAGGACCATCGAGTAGTGCTTGCCCCCAGGCGTGACGATCCCGGTGTGGATGATCGGGTCGATCTCGCCGGTCCACTCACCGGACCGTGCCGGGTAGGCGGCCGGGAGCCAGGCGGGGACATCGACGTAGTCGCCGATCAGGGTGGCGCCGTCGTTGGTCAGCCTGAAGTTCACGACGCGGCCCAGCGCGGGTTCCGCTGAAGTGCCGAAGGGCGACATGTCGATGCCGTCCATGTCGGGCCAGCCCTCGTGCCCGAGCTTCAGCCGGGGGGTGATGATGTGCGGGTCGTCGTTCGCCGCTGTCATCACGTCCCGGAGGTTTTCGAGCGTGAGGGCGAGGTCGCCGTTGGAGGCGTGCCACGCCATGCCGACCGAGCCGATCTCGACGTCGGGGATCGTGACCAGGTCGGGCATCAGGCGCTTGGCGCGGCCTCAGGCAGAACGGCGACCACGGTGCCCCTGCAGCGATCGCCGCCGAGGCACAGCGCGTACCCGCATGGGTAGTCGCCCTGCGCCTCCTCGAGGTTGTCGAACTCGACGCCGTCTTCCTCCGCGCAGTTCTCGCACACGTTCGCGTCCAGCAGCTCGCTGGCGTAGTAGCGGGTGCCGTCCGGTGTCTCGGCCAGCTGCGCGAACCGTCCCGTGTTCTGGGCCTTCGTGACGAGGCCGCGAAGCTCATAGTCGGCGTTCGCGCCGGTCAGGCTCTCGAGGTGGTCGCGGACCTGCTTGGCCCGGTCGGCGGCTGGGAGGTTCGCGAGCTGCACGGCCTTGCTAGCGGCGCTCATCTCCAGCGCCTTGCCCAGCATCAGCGCGGTGCCCGATGCGGCGTCCGCGACTGCTGCCTCAGCGGCGGCCAGGTCGGCCGCGGTGAGGGTGTGGCCCTGCGCGGCGACCTCCGCACGGACGGTCTCGGCACCATGGGCGAGGACGCCCTGCAGCGTGCCGAGCATCCAGCCGGTGTCCGATGCGTCGGTCGCGATCGCTGCGAGCTCCGCCGGCGATGAGGCGGCCTCGGCTTGGGTGACGAGGTCGTCGATCAGCGTCTTGCGGTGCACATCCCAGGCGGCGAGGCAGGCGGCGAGCGCGATCTCGAAGCGGTGCTGGAGATCTGCGAAGTCGACCTGCGCCTGCTGCGCCGGAGACCCGGCGGCGGGCTCGACAGCTGTGGCGCGCACAGCCGGAGTGCGGTGTGCGTGGCGCTGGCGTTCACCGGCGGCGGCCTTGACGGTCGCGGCGGCCTGACTGTCGGCGGGCAGCGCGCCGGCGGTCTGGGCGTTGTCCATCGCACCAGCGAGCGCGTCTACCGAGGAGCCCTTCGGGGTGTAGCGCAGGACGGGGGTGCGCTGCTCGTCGGGGCCCTCGTTGAGGTCGACGTCGTCCTCGATGACGTGCCGGGTGAAGATCTTGCTGACCCAGTTGGCGATCGCGTCCTCAACCAGGCTGGCGCGGGCCGCGAACGTCTCAGCCATCGATCCGGCGTTGAGCCCGGCGCTGCTCGTGGTGCCGAGCATCATCAGCATCTGCACCCAGGCGCGGGCCATCTCCTCGTTCTGCAGCCGGACGTAGTTGATCGCCTGGTCGCCACCGGCCGCCGACGCGAACTTCAACTGGGCGCCGTGCGGCAACGCAGCACCGGCGGTCTCGCCGACACGGAACAGCGCAGCCAACTGGTGCAGATCGCGCATCTGCTCGGTGGTCGCGCCTTCGGGTGCCTCGACATAGGGGACGCCGCCGGCGCGTTCGATGTTGATCGCGCCGACCCGGATCACCCTGGCCTTTAGCTTCCACGGCTGATACAGCGAGCGGAGCATGGACCGGCCGACCCAGTTCGATGCTTCACGGTCCCACACGTAGGCGACCAGCCGGCTGACGGGGATCTGCACTGTGCCGGTGCTGCCCGGCTGCTGACTCGCGGCCGGCACCTCGATGAAGTCCAGGCCACCGTCACGGGCGGGCTGGATGCGCAGCAGGGAGCGTGCCGGCCGGTAGGCGAGCTTGCGCAGCACCGCGACCAACCGATCCTGCTGGTCGGTGTCGATGTCGAACACCTGCTCGAAGTACGCGTGCCCGTACCCGGGGCCTCTCAGCACGTCTTCGAGATGCTCGTCGAAGATGAACCTGCGGGCGCTACGGGCCTGGTCGACCTGGCCGTCGGCGCCGATCGGCAGGTTGTATGCCGTCGAGATGCGGTCGGAGACCTCGGGCCTGGCGCCGTTGGGGTCGAGCCACCAGTCGTAGGCGCGGATCGGCAGCATGACGCCGCGGTACATGCCCTCGACCTGCGGGTCGTTGAGCATCCCCGGGTAGGTCTCGGTCACCGATGTGGGCCAGCGGGTGTCCTCGTTGATCTCGTGGTCGTCAAGGATTGGGTGACTGAACCCGCCGACGTACTGTTCGGTCCCAAGCTCGGTGGTGGGGATCTGCGTCTTGGTCGCCACTACTCGTCGCGCCGTTTCGGAGTCGTGTACGGCCGCAACACATCAGGGCTTTCCGGCGCGGCCAGTAGCGGTCGGCGCTCCACCAACGTCTCGCGGAACCGTTCGAGGTCCAACGGGCCGACCAGCCCATCCGGGCCCGTGATGACAGGAACGGGCGGGTGCTTGCGCTTGACGCGACGCGGCTCGTCACGATTACGCATCGCGTCACCTCCTAAAGCGGATCGTTGAGCAGATCACCGGTCAGCGAGCCGCCCTCAGGACGCCCAGCATCAAAGTCCGCGAGATCACGCACACTCGGGGCAGACTCGCCCCGGACAGGCAGCGTGACCTTCTTTTCCTCCACGAGACACAGCAGGACGGCGTCAGCGCGATCCGGTGACCGGCCAAGCGTCCGTTTCGTCTCGTCCTTCTTCTCGACAACCCGCCTGAGCTTGAGGTCGTAGCCGTACCGGGGGGCGGTCAGATCGGCCGCGAGCTGATCGTCAGGATCAAGGTCGATGTCGGTCAGCAGCGCCGCGCCCTGAAACCACAACTCGCTCCGACGATTAGGAAACTTGCCCGGCCGTTGTGCCTCAGCGCCCGCATTGAACGCAGTGACGTTCCACCCCTCTACCCGCAACTGGTCCGTCACACCGCCACCAACCCCGGAGTCATCGACCACGATCCGCGTCATATGACGGGGATGCCGACTCGCGTAATGCGCAACCCGGCCAGCGGTATGTGTGGTGGGCTTGCCAACGTAACGCTCGACGATCCGTACTCGTTGGCCGACGCGTTCGGCGATGACCGTTTCGTCGCTGCCATACCGCGCGACGTCGCAGCCGATCACGACACGATCCTTCGCAGGGTCGGGTGGTAGGTCTCGCTGCTGCGCAGCCTCAACGACCGAGAGCGGGATGACAGCGTCCTCGACGTTGTCGGGGAAGTTGCCTAGCACCCGCACCTGATACAGCGGGCTGTCCTCACCCCACGACGCGGCCTTGTCCTCGATCCATTCCGGACCGGTCAGCCTCGACGCGACCTCCGGCGGGACCTTCTCCCCCGTTACGGCCGGCGAATCCAGTGCTGAGACATGCATCGTGCGGTACTCGCCGCGACGGGAGTGAAACGCGTCGAAGAACTCGCCCGTGGTCTGGGTCGGGTTGCCGATCAGCAGCGCCTTCGCGCCCCCCGTGGTCATGTACCCCTCGGCCGCCTCGTAGATCCTGCGGTCCACGCCGCTCGCCTCGTCGAAGATCACGAGAAGGTTCGGTGCGTGATGACCCTGAAATGCCTCTGCTCGTGTTGGGTCCGATGCGAGACCGACCGCGAACCGGCCATCCGGCAGTTGAAGCTCCGTGTCCAAGCACACCCCGCCGAGCGGCACCCTGGCCTTCGAGTACAACCGGCCGAGCTCGTGCCACAACAGGCGCTTCACGCCGTTCCATGTCGGGGCCGTCGAGATGACCCTGCTGTCCGGGAAGCTGTAGAGGAACCAGAGCGCCAACCCGGCGGCAGTGAACGTCTTGCCGATCCCGTGGGCTGAACGAACAGCGACACGCCGATGATCGCGGACGGCCTCCCCGATCTCGACTTGTTTGCTCCACCAGTGAACGCCGAGAATCTCGCGGGCGAACCAGGCCGGGTCGGCTTGGCAGCGCTCGAGAACGATGCGGGCCTGGCTAGCTGTCGGCGTGAGCGAGACTGGCAAGGTCCGCCACCGTAATCGTGCCCGTATGCTCGACCTTCACGTTGTCGCGGTAGCGCTCCGGGCGACGGGCCTTCAGCAGAAACTCGATCATGCGGGTATCGCCGCCCATCGCAACCTCGACCGCCTTGCGTTCCAGCCCATCGGTCAGGGACTCTTCGACGTCATGCCAAGAGATTGCGAAATCCTCATTGGCCTGCCGTTCCCGATAGGCATGCTGGCGGCTGACCCCAGCAACAATGCAAGCCCGGCTGACAGTCCCTTCGGTGGCGAGAGCGTCGAGAAACTTTGGACGCCAGTCACGGCGCATGGGCTTCTTACGCGCGCTGGGTGTCGCCTTTGTCACGCCCACGGTCCCCCGCCGTTGGCTGCTTCGCGCGCTCGGGCGAGTTCATCGCGGCTGGGGTCTAGAAGTGCGTCGATCGCGTCGAAACGCATGTCGACCTCCGTGGCCGGGAGTGTGGAGCGGGCGTCAGCGACCAGGGTCGCGTCGGTCCCGCCCAGAAGTTCAAGTTCAGGCGGCGCGTTTCGCGGGGCGCGGCTCCCAAGGCTGCGCAGGCTGCCCCGACGCCTTCCGCGGCTTGGCATGCCGCAGGCACTTACAGCCGTTCGCGAACCCATGACAGACAGGGGTGAACGTCGTGATCGACGGGAGCCGCACCAGCCCGAGATCGTGGTCTCGAAGGGCGTGTGCCAGTCGTCGGCGTTCGGGGAGCGTGAGTTCGCGCGGCCGTGTTTGCGCGTCGTCCACTTGACCCCCCGTCTTGCCAGCCTGCGGTGCTGGTGAGTCCTGCCGTTGCTATGTGCGGGCAGGGTTGACCAGCGACGTTGTGCGCACGATACCCGATGCCACCGGACAGATCAAGGATTCACGCGGCCCTGTATCGGGCTGCTACTGCGGCCGCCTCGCGCCGCAACCGGCGGACGTGCTGCTCGCTGTAGCTGTAGCTGTGCGCGACGACCGAGAGGGGGCGTTTGTCCAGGCCGACCGTCAATCGGCCTTCGCGGGTCTGAAGGTCGACGGTTGGCCTGCGGCTGTAGCGGATGTGGCGGAGCTCGGCGAGCGCGTCGGCGATCACGTTCCGGCGTTGTTCGTCGGTGCGGCAGCCTTCGTAGCGGTTGCGGTAGTACAGGTGTGGCGCTTCGATGTGTTGGGGGAGCTTCGCGTCGTTGTGGTCGGTGCCGCCGTGGATCTTCTGTTCGAGGGTGCTGGCCTTTGTTGTGCTGACGAGTTCGAGTGCGGTGATCGTTGCTCGGGCGAGCGCATCGAGTTGGCGGGTGTTGAGATTCATGGTTCCGTCCTCTGGCTTGGGTACCGTGACGATGCTCTCGGTGGTGGGCCATCGTCAGCGGGTCTCGTGGCCAGTCTGCGGGACCCGTTGTCGTTTAAGGACCCATGCTGTTATCTCTTTGCGCGG